TGTAAATCTTACAAGTGAAAGCACAGGTACAATAATAACTAAAACACCTACTGCCTCAACAGTTGGCAACTATATGTCATTTGATGGAGTTTTTGGAACATTAACAGAAGGCGATTTTTATACGCTTGACATAAAAAATGGTACTGCGGTTATATATAAAGACAGAGTGTTTTGTACAGACCAAACAGTAAACAAAACAAATAACGATTACTATTCTGTAAATGATGGCGAATACACCACAGAGAATAGCTTTGATAACGATTATATTATTTTATGAACGATTTAAGAATAGTTAATTTAAGCACCTATACAAGTCCAGAGATTGTAGAGAAGTCTAACAAGCAATGGGTAGCTTATGGTAGTGATAACAATTACTTTGGTTACTTAATAGACCGCTATAACGGAAGTCCTACAAACAACGCTATTATTAATGGTGTTAGTCAAATGATTTACGGAAAAGGCTTAGATGCTTTAGATTCTAATAGAAAGCCAGAAGCATACGCTAAGATGATTACTCTGTTCCACAAGGACTGCGTTAGAAAGCTATGCTATGATCTTAAACTTATGGGGCAATGTGCTATGCAAGTTATTTACTCAAAGGACAGAAAAACTATTGCAAGAGTAGAGCATATTCCAGTAGAGAATCTAAGAGCTGAAAAGTGCAACGACAAAGGCGAAATAGCTGGGTATTATTATTCAGACGATTGGTCTAAGGTAAAGCAAAGAACAGAACTACAAAGAATACCAGCTTTTGGTTTTTCTAAAGAAAACATTGAAATCATATATGTTAAGCCTTATAGAGCTGGGTACAAATATTATAGTAGTCCAGACTATCAAGGTGGCTTACAATATGCAGAGTTAGAAGAAGAAATATCTAACTACCATTTAAACAACATTCTTAATGGTCTTGCACCAAGTATGCTTATTAATTTTAATAACGGAACTCCAAACGCAGAGGAACGTCAAATGTTAGAGAATCGTATCTACTCTAAGTTTTCTGGAAGTTCTAATGCTGGTAAGTTTATACTTGCATTTAATGATAACGCAGAGAGCCAAGCTACAATAGAGCCGATACAATTAAGCGATGCACACAACCAATACCAATTCTTATCAGACGAGAGTGGTAAAAAGATAATGGTAGCACATAGAATTGTATCGCCTATGTTATTAGGGATAAAAGATAGTACAGGATTAGGAAACAATGCAGAGGAATTACAAACTGCAAGTACTTTAATGGATAACACAGTTATAAGACCATTTCAGCACCTTTTAATAGATGCTTTTGATTCTATACTAGCTTATAACAATATTGCCTTAAAACTATACTTTAAGACCTTACAACCACTAGAGTTCACAGACCTTGAAAACGTAGAGGACGAAGAAACAAAAGAAGAAGAAACAGGAGTTAAGTTAGGTAAGGAATTACCAGACGAAATAGGAAGCACAATAGCAGATGCCTTAATTGACTTAGGAGAGGACGAATCAGAGCTTTTAAAAGACTTTAACGTAATAGACGAGCGTGAGGTTGATTATGAGCAAGAAGATGGATTAGACGAGGTTATAACAGACCTCAACAAGCCTAAAGATAAAAGCACACTTGCTAAGATATGGGAGTTTGTAAGCACTGGTAGTGCAAGACCTTACGGAGAAAGTGAGCAAGATGGCACAAGCAAACAAGAAGAAGGTAAAGAGTTTTTAGTAAGGTATATGTATAACCCAGCTAGAACAAAAGCTACATCAAGACAATTCTGTTCTAAAATGGTAAGTGCTAAAAAGGTATATCGTAAAGAGGACATAGTAGCTATGGAAAACAAAGCAGTCAATGCTGGATTTGGTAAGGGTGGTAGTGATACATACTCTATATGGTTGTACAAAGGAGGAGCTAGATGCTCACATAAATGGTTTAGAAAGACCTACGTACGCAAAGAGGGTGGGAAAGGCTTAGGAGAAGCTATAAGCACAACAGAGGCAAGGTCTAGGGGTTTTAAGCCAGAGGCAAACGCTCAAAAAGTGCCAGTAGCACCAAAGGATATGAAGTATAAAGGTTATACTGCTGAGTATTGGAATAAAATAGGATTTAAGAATTAGTATGGCAACAGCATTATTTATATCACGAACAGACCTAGTTAAAAACTCTATTATTGATGGCAATGTAGATACGGATAAGTTTATACAATTTATTAAAGTGGCACAACAGATAGACATACAGAACTTGTTAGGAACTGATCTTTACAATAAGATAGGTGCAGATATAGCTTCTGGTGCTGCTGGAGGTACTGGTTTAGCTGGTAATTATTTGACCTTAGTAAACACTTACGTACAACCTACTTTAATATGGTTTGCACAAATGAATTATATACCTTTTGCAGCTTATCAAATAAAAAATGGTGGTGTATTTAAGCATAGTAGTGAAACAGCACAGAACGTAGATAAGAACGAAGTAGATTACTTAGTTAGTAAAGCTAGAGAATATGCCAACTATTACTCAACAAGATTAGTAGATTATTTAAGTTTTCACAATGATTTGTTTCCAGAGTATAATAGTAACACAGATGAGGACATAAGTCCAGACACAGACACAACCTTTAAAGGCTGGGTTTTATGAAATATAAAGTAAAAGAAACAAACATAACAAAACTAAAAAAATACATAGATGCCGATACCGAAACCAAAAGCGAACGAGAAGCAAAAAGATTTTATGATTCGGTGTGTGGCACAAATGACAAAGGAATACAATAGACAACAATCAGTAGCAATATGCTACCAAACTTATAAAGACAAATAAATGGCATTTGGAAAAATATACGATACTACTTACTGGGGCAATGGTGCAATAGACAACACTATTGGATGGGGTATTGTTTATAGGGATTTTATAGATCCTACGACAGCTTTTGAAATATTAGCTGAAAATGGGGATTACTTACAAACGGAAAACAACGAATATATAATAATAGAATAAAATGGCAAATAAAAAATTTAGTGAATTTGATTTAAAAACCAGTTCTTCGGACGTAGCGTTTGTAGTAGGTTTTAATGGCTCTGACAATGTTAGAATAGCACCATCTAATTTAAGTAGTGGTGGTGCATCTAGCTTAAATGGTTTAAGTGATGTATTAATAGATGGCACTTCTAATTATTTTGTTAATATACCAGCAGGATTAAGCGGTAATCCAGCAGACAATTTAATAATTGGCTCTAATACTGGAACAGACTTAACTTCTGGAACTGAAAACGTAATAATCGGAAAAGATGCTGGAGAAAATTTATTAGCTGGTACAGAGAACACAATGCTTGGCGTTGATGCTGGTACGGCTTTGACAAATGGCTCAAGAAATACATTTTTAGGAAATTCTGCTGGATTTTTTACTGGTAATTCCATAACAGACGTAGTTGCTATTGGTTATAAAGCTGGTACTTATGCTGCTGCGGGTTCAGCTATTGCAATAGGTAGAGAAGCGGGTAGAAATAATAGCGGTAATGGTAGAATAGATGTTGGGTACAGAGCGGGTTATTCAAATAGTTCTGGTCAATGGAATTTAAACATTGGTTACTTTGCTGCATATAGTAATACAACTGGTGGCGAGAATACTGTAATTGGTACAGAAGCTGGGCTTAACAATACTGGGGGTTCAAATACATTTTTAGGTTATCAAGCTGGTTACAATCAAACAACTGGCTCGAACAATACTGTAATAGGACACGATGCCGAACCATCAGCGGTAGATGCAACAAACGAGATAACACTTGGCGATGCAAATATAGCCACTTTAAGGTGTCAAGTTCAAACAATATCAGCTTTATCAGATAGTAGAGATAAAACAAACGTACAACCATCAACTTATGGATTAGATTTTATTAATAAACTAAATCCAGTAACATTTGATTGGAATATGCGAGATGGTGCAAAAGTAGGCGATAAAGATTTAGGTTTTATTGCTCAAGAATTACAAGAGGTTGATGATGAAAACCTACAACTTGTTTACGCTAATAACCCAGACAGACTTGAGGCAAGTTACGGAAGGCTTATACCAGTATTAGTTAAGGCAATTCAAGAATTAAAATTAGAATTAGATAACTGTAAAAATTGCAAATAATGTATAAAAACTTAATAACAACAGAAAACACAGAAGAAAGCCATAAATCGGTAATCACTTCACAGATACCAGACCAATTAAGTCAAATAGGTGCTGATGAAAATGTAGAAGCAATTAAATACCATTTTAAGTGGGTTTTAGCAAATGACTTTTATAAAGATGAGTTAAGCGCAGAGCAGATTACAGAAATGGAATCTTACTTGCCAAGCGATTATGCTGATGCTTATGAAGATTTGCAAGAATAAGTAGTATATTTACATAAAAAACAATTATGGAAATTACTAAAGAACAAATTGCAAGAGTAAATCAAGTTATAAATACATTGCCTATCGCTGTGTTAGCACAAGCGCAAGAGATTGTAAAAATACTTAACGAATCAATCCCTAAAGAAGAAGATGAGTAAACCTATTTTAGCACTTATACCAAGTGGATATAAAGCCACAGAAGTATATTCTGTATTGCCTAATGATGGTACAGGAGATTTTACTTTTACTAGAAATACAACATCAACTAGAGTTAATAAAAATAACTTAATTGAGGAATCTACTAATAACATACCACGTCTTGATTGGTATAGTAGTAGTTGCCCTTGTTTATTGTGTGAGCCAGAAAGAACTAACAGACAACATTACTCTCAACAATTTGATAATGCTGTTTACAGCAAAACCAGAAGTACAATTACAGCCAATGATGCTACAGCTCCCGATGGAACATATACTGCTGACAAGTTAGTAGGAGATGGAACAGGAACTTCTTACGTTTTTGACAATCTAAGTTTTGTATCTGGGACTTCTTATGCTATTAGTATTTTTGTTAAAAAAATAAATGTTAGCCTCTTTACTATTCAAAATTTTAGTGATAGTGGAACAGCTATTTTTAATATAGAAAACGGCACTACAACTGGTGTTGGTGGTGCTTTTTCAAGCCAATCTATTGATGATTATGGTAATGGTTGGTATAGGTGTATAGGTATATATACAAGTACCTCTACAGGAAGTCATAATTACGGATTTGGTGTACAAACTTTTTTAGGTAACCAATTTCATATATGGGGAGCGCAAGTCGAAACGGCTTCATATGCTTCAAGCTATATAAAAAATGAAACCACTGGAGATGTTACAAGAAATGTTGACAAAACAATAGACTCTGGTAGCAGTTCTTTATTTAATATACAAGAGGGAACTCTATATACTTATGTAACACCCTTCAAAAATAGCTCAAGCTATCACACAATAGGTATAAGTAGTGGAGCTGACACTTCAAGGGTAGAGTTTTTATTTACAGGAGCATCTAACGAATTAAGAACTATTATACAACAAGGTGGCTCTTCTAGTGTAGATACCAATGTAGCTTTAACCTACAATCAAAAAAATAAATGTGCAGTAACATTTAAGGCGAATGAATGCAAAATATACGTCAATGGTAGTTTGTTAGCTACAGATACTAGTGTAGATATGCCTACAGCCTTAGATGAATTAAACCTTTCACAATTTGATAGTTCAAAAGAGTTTGAAGGAAAAGTACACGACATTAGAATTTATGATACAGTATTGACAGAAGCAGAAGCTAAAGAACTTACAACACTATGATAAAAATAGCTAAATATGAATTTATAGACGAATCAACTGCTAAAAGTAAAATTGATGCTTTAGGATTAGGAACTGATGATGATGGGAATAAATACGCAACACATCAACACGCTATAGTTAAACTTGGTAATGTTGTTTTAGAAGATGGCGAATATGATGAAGAACACAAAGAAACTAAAGCACCTGTTTTAAGTGAAAAATACCTTGTTGATGTAATGTGGGTAGGCTTAGAAGATCATCCTTATGGCTGGAAGTCATACGCAGTTGCAGTAGCAGATGGAAACGGAGTACACAGTTTTTACGGAATAGATTATCAAACACATAAATTATGATTACAGGACTAAGATACATAGCAGACAAACTAGAGCAGTTTAAGTTTTGGCTTATAACTAAATGGAATAACTTTTTAAGTAAAATTAAAATGTAATGGCAACAGAAGTAAGCGAAAACACAAAACTCACACTAGATTTAAAAACTATTGGTATTATTGTTTCTTTTACAATAAGTATAGTTACTGTTTATTTTACTTTAAAATCAGAAATAGCAGTAGCTATGACTGAGCCAAAACCAGAGGTAACTTCAACAGAGTTTAGATACAAAGATGAGATTATTCGTAAAGCTATTATGACAACACAAGATGATGTTAAAGAAATGAAAGAAACCTTAAAGTTGTTAGAAACAAGATTGTATGAAATAACTAAAGAGAAATGAGATATTTATTATTATTATTTTGTTTAACCTTACAAGCACAAGACTACAAAGATGGCATTTCAATAGTTCAGTTTAGTGCAGAGTTTACAAAAGATAGTGAGATTTCTTTAAAGACTTTTAGAAGTTATAATACTCATTTGTTTTATATGAGTAAAGATTCAAAGATATTCCAAAACAACGATATTGTTTACATTCCTTCAATTTGCATTTACAACGATGGAGAGCTAATAAAAATGATTGAAGCTGGTATAAATCTTAAACTGCCAGAAGATACAATAGAGATAATAAACAAAGAAATAGATAACATACTAAACAACCAATTCTAATGAGATTTATATTTATAGCTTTATTTTTTGCAATTAATGTTAATGCACAAATACTAAAAAAAGTATTTAAGTATTCTACATTATACACTGCTTACACACAAACAAACTCAATACAACCACCTAAGACATTCTACGTTACACAAGATAGTAGGCTAATAGAAACTACTCGTAGAAACCCAGCAGACGAAATAAGAACAATAGGATTTAGAAAACTAGCTTTTTTTGGCTATGAAGATAAAGAAAGGTTTTATGATGGATCAGAGCAAAACAACTCAATCAATTCAAACATAGGAAACGTAAAAGGTCTGGAGTATTTATTTGAGTATCAAAAAGGCAGACAACAAGGTAGAGAGTTTGAAAACAAACAATACTTTATAAGATACTTAGCTAAATGGTGGATAGCTAAAGGAGAGATAAACGAAAACCAACTTATAGACCTTAATTATAAAAGTGCAGATATAAGGCTTAGAATACCAATATCTAAAAAGTTATCTATTAGTTTAGGTGGTATATACAGAACTTACGAAAAAGCTTACGGACACAACCCTATACAAAAATACTTAGAACAAAACAACTGGTGGGAACTTAGTTACTTATACGGACACTATGACGTGCCTTATGAGTGGAATAGCTTTACAAATAACGAAACAGGTATAGAGTACTTTTGGTTTAATTCAGAAGGAGAGATTTTATCTTATTCTGATTTAGATTACAGAAATAATATATACGGAAATTTAGTAAATAAATTTAATAGAGATCAGTTATCTCTTATAGGTGGATTTGCTGATATTTCTGCTGTTGCTGGTTTAGACTTCTATCACTATCGTAAATCGTTTTGGTTTCATATATACGCAAACATATTACCTAAGCACAAGCTTGTAGAAGGCGATTCTAGGTACTCTTATGGTAACTTCATAGGTAATGATAATTGGATTGATTATAGCTTAGGAGGTAGCTTTGGTTTAAGAATTACAAAAAGATTTGGACTATTTGCAGAGCTTACCAATCAAAGATGGTGGGATAGAGAACTAAAAACTATTAAGGTAGGTGTAAATATTAAATTATGACAAAGAACTTTAGCTTAAAAGAATTTCAATGTAAGGGTAGTTGTAGCGATTGTGGAGATGATTGTGAGATGCCACAAGAAGTTTACGAGAATATAATAAAACTATC